CATTATCGTTATATTTTTTTTCTACTATACTAATCATAATTACAACTCCGATATAAATTCAAAAAAAGCATCTGCATCTCCATTTGCTCTGCAAACTCCATTGTGTCCAGCAGTTGAGCCAGATGGTAATTCACAAGTAAGAGCCGACATGTTAAGTGATACTCCGCCACCATCTGCTAAAGTAATATCACTAGCAGAACTTATAGTTTGGTTTATTTGTCCTAATATTTGAAAACTTCCATTAGCCGCAAAAGTAGGAGAAGCTCTCATCATGGTTGGTCTAAAAAATTGACCTCTAGCATCTGTTCCAGCATGAACAAGAACATTCATAAAATTTTTAGAAGCATTACCAACTGCTGTTGCTGATGTTCCACCAGTTTTAAAATAATATCTTTGACATCTTTTTTGATTTACATCAAAAGGCAAGAACTCAAAATCAGATGCTGATGTTCCAGCTTCTAATTGTACTCCTGTAATGTACCATTCGTTTGATGTGCTATCTGCAAGATTAACCTGACCTACTGCTCTGTTTGCATTCGTGGCAGATGCCCAAGAGGTTGCCAAAGTACCAGATGTGTAATCTGTTCCTGCTCCTAGCCAAAAATTAATTGATAAACTTAAAGCATTATTATTATCTAATGCACCAGTAGTATCTCCATCATAAGTTATGGTTTTCTTTTCCCAAGTATCAGCAGAAGAAATTGTATAAGATTTTGATATATTTCTTGTGTTATCAGCATCATATAATTCAGCTATGTAAGTTCCTGTTTTATTTGATCTTACCCAAAATGAAAGAGTTGTGCTTTCAGCAGATGAAGTACCTTTTTTTAAATATTGTAACATTTGACCTTCAAATTTTGTCCTTACTATACAGTAATCTCCAGAACTAGGAGATGCGTCAGCAGTAGTATTATCCATCTTTAAAGATGTTGCAAAACCTTGACCAGTTGGAACTGTTGTAGATTGAGATTGTGTCCATGTACCTAAACTGTTTAATAAAAGATGTATTCTATCAACTGTATTATAGCCACTTCCAGTAATAGAAGAAACAGAAGTCGATCTTTGAGCAATACTCATATCTCCATTAATCATGATGTTTCTAAGCCCTGGTTGATTCGTGTTTGTCGCTAGTCCTGCAGATTCTATTTTATCTATTGCCATAATTAAATTTCTTTATTAGCTATTAAAAAAACTTTGTAATTATCCTTAACATCTTGTGTCCATACTGCGTTGCATACTGCTTGAACTTCTGAGTGTTCTTTAGAAATATCAGTATCTACTAGATTATCATTTGCATCTAGTTCTCCACAAGATAAAACATGTCTGTGATACTTTCTTGATAATTCTTCGTTATCTTCCATAACTACAGTATCTGTTCTTACTTGAACTGATTTGTATTTTCCGACCACTTCGATTTTACCAATCTGTGTCTCTTTAGTTATTGCCATAGTTTATCCTCCTTTTTTAATTTACGCATCCGTATAATACCAAAATGCAAAGTTTAAATAATAATTTTGTTGCCATTCGTCTAAATATCTATCTTGTCCTACACCACCTGGAACCATAAAAAAATCATCTTGCTCGTTCCATCCACCAGCATTACCTGCTTGTTGGTTAGTGCTTCCTGAACCTGGGCCTACATGATAACTACCAGCTACGCCTGTTCTATTTTGATTTGAAATAGTAAATGGTAAACCACTTCCAGTAATATAAGCACCAGTCAGAGATGAACCAGTATACTGTGTTCCACCATTTACATAAACTACATTTCCAATTTTAGTGTAATATGCTGAACGACTGCTAAAACTACCAATTGATGAACCAGACCTTATAAAATCAACTGTCCAAGTACCTTCTTCGTAATCACTTAATAAGTTTGAAGCTGTTGCAGAATTAACTCCTAAATAAATTCCAGCACTAGCACTTGCTGGTAATAAGCTTCCAGAACTTGACGACCAACCATCTACTCCACCTTTAATGTGTGAGTAATCAATTCTTTTAATTGTACCTGCATCTGATACCAAAAATTCGTCTGTGTCTGCAGGTTCGGCCGCTAATTCTGTTTGACCAGAAATAACATTATTATTTAAATGTTCGCTTTCAACCGCTCCATCTGCAATCTTAGCCTCTGTGACTGCATCACTTGCAAGTTGTGAAGTGCTTACAGATCCTGCAGGAGGATCAACTGTTCCTACCGCTCTACCTAAAAATACACAATACATCTCATCGGTGCCATTTGTTAATGCCGCTGATAGCGTTAATGTTGTACCCGATGCGGTGTATGCTTTACCTGATCCTGGCTCCTGAATAACATTGTTCACCACAAGTCTGATATCGTTCTCGTTTGTGACGCTATGGTCCAATGTGTACGCTGTCTGGGAATTTACGATAGTAAATACCTGTCTCTCGAAACTTATAAAACTTCTTGCTGGTATATTTCCTAAATATGCCATGGTTACTCCTACGTGCTTATTGCATCAACGAAAGAAGCCCATACATCTAAACTTGAAGCGGTATCTGACTTTGCTTTCAAAATGTCATTGTTCTGCATTACGATCTTGCTTCCGCCGTCAATTAGTTCTAAAGATCCACCTGAAACAATCGGTGCATTTTTAATTAAATAATAATCATTTGATCCATCATTGATAAACACGTCCACATTGATTGTGGATGTAGTTGTGTTAGCACAACGGATAGAGATTATAGCATCATCAGAGTTACTTGTGTGTACTGTTGCTGCTGATGTTCCTACGTTCCTCTGTATATATCGTTCAAAATCTTGTGCCATATTACTCCTTTACTATAAGGCGATCGCCATTGCAACCGCAAATCCTGCTGATACCCCTGCAGATCCACTGGAAGCGGCGGTAACCCTACCTTTAGCGTCTACCGTGATTGATGAATTTGTATAACTAGCCGCTGATACACCAGAGTTTGCAAGTGTCAATGCCCCGCCAGATGCTATTGTTGCATCGCCTGACATGTCAACTTCCTCGAAAGATGTGCCATCTGCAACCAACATTTTGTTTGCCGTATTTGTCGGCATCTTTAATTTAGATCCGACAGTCACATCACCTATGGTGACCAGATTAGAATTAATCTTATTACCTATGTTTGTAACGTGATTACCCATGTATCCATGAGATGAACATTGGTAGTATAGGATATTTGGTGTCGTCTCATCGACAGCGATCTGTGTATACGCACCAGATGATCCTGGTGCAGGTGAACTTCCTGTATTGGTCACACCTGTAGTGTATTCTGTGGTTTTAGCGGAGTCCAGATAGAATCTTAGTGGGTGTCCACTGTTTGATGAATCCGATTGATCGAATCTATAATATTGTGCGTAAGCAGAGTTTGATGCATCTACACCGGTTAGTCTCAAAGCAGGTGCCTCTAATCCATCTAGAAAATATGCATTACCAGAACCCACACCCTGATATGGGTGATTACCAGATTTACTATCAACCGTGACCGTAATTATCTTTGGCGCTGATGAGGAGGCATTCTCCTCTGGAAATGGTAGACCTATCTTTGAACCAGGCACTGTACAGAATACCTCTGTTGCACCTGCAAAGTTTACTTTTGCGTCACTATTAGAACTGGAGATAACATAAGTTCTAGCAAGTGTGCTCGCTCCTGAGTTTAAAGTTCCGAAACCAACCTCAAAGTTTGCTGTTCCTGTCTCAAAGATACAGTAGTAGGTAGTATTACTTCCACCGATACCTGCAGCAAAAGTCTCAAAACCTGTTACTGCTCCACCTAGTGTAAATGTACCTGTCCCAGTGGTTGAACTCGATTCTTTTACTCTGTCGTTTAATTTAAACGCCATATATTTTTTCTCCTATTACGATGCTAAACTTATAATAGCATTAGCTGGTGTTCCAGTAGCTGGAAATACGATCTTAAAATCTCCGTTTGTAGCTGTCTTTGTTCCACCAAAATCTAAAACAACACATAGCTTATCACTGTTGGTATCGTTGTATATCGCACCAAAAGCAGCCGAGAATGTTGCACTAGAGAATGTTAAATCATCAAAATCAACAAAAGATGTTGCACCTGCAGTAACCGATTGGTTTTGAAGAACAAGACCTGTTGTTGTGTAACCGCTACCACCACCTGAGCTTACCTCGTTAGTCGTGTCATATGCAGTGCTTGACGTTGTATATGGATTAGACGTGTACAGAGCTAATTTAAAACTATTTCCACCACTCGCAAAATTATGAGTGCCTGAAAGTAATTCCGCTTTAAATGCATTAGGTATTACGTTTGCCATTTATTATCTCCTTAATTATGGTGATGGTGATTGCAAAGGAGTACGAATAACACCATCTTGATATTCGTCTCGGCGTCTACGACCTTGTTGTTCGAT